TACAGACGCTCTTCCGATCTCCTCAAAAACCGACACGCAGCGTCGCAGAGTGCATCGCAAACCGCCGCCGCTGGCGGCGCAGCAAGCCGACGCGTACGCGCGCGCGGTGTGCGCCGGAGAAATAATTGCGAACGCGCGCGTGCGCGATTCGTGCGCGCGTTACCTCGCCGAGCGCGCCGAGCCGGCCGGCGCCGGCGTGTGGTGGGACGAGCCGCGCGCCGAGGCTGCGCGCGCGTTCGCGTTGCGGTGCGGCCAAGGCGCGGAGGAGGGAGCTGGGAAGCCGCTGGTGTGGTTGCCGTGGCAATGCCTCGTGGCCATGATCCTCCTCGCGCGCAGGCGCGTGGTGGAAGGCGTGAAGACCGACACCCCTGCGACGAAGGCGCTGCTACTGGTGGTGGCGCGCGGAGCCGGGAAGACCGAGTTTGCGGCCTCGATGATCATGGCGGCTATGCGGGATCCCTCCCAGCGCCTTGAGTTCGCTTCGGTGGCACCGGATGGCCGATTGGCGCAGAAGACCTTCGAGCGTATGCAGGCCATGTGCGGCACCCTGGCTGAAGACCTTGCCGACAAAGACGAAGACGGCTGGAAGGCCACCGGCGGCAGCACCCCCGCGCACCCCGGCAGGGTGAAGCACGGCGGCAACCGGTATATCTCCCTCCCATGCACCGACAAGGCGCTTGACGGCCTCACCACGCGGCTCCTCGTGGCCGACGAAGTGGCGCGTATGCACCACGGGTTTGGGCGCGCGCTCACCGGCCTCGCCAAGTTCGCCACGTCGCAGCTCCTCGCCATTACCACGCCGGATCCCGAGCAGAAGACCAAACCCATTTGGGGGTACTGGGATGCCTGCGAACGTGCCATCGCCGACGGCACCCCGTACCCGCCGGGGTGGTGGCCGCTCCTGTACGGCCTCGACGACGAAGACCACGCGTGTGATCCGGCCACGTGGATCAAGGCGAACCCGTCGCTCGGTGCCATCGTGGACGCTGGCCAGCTGGAGCTCGCGTCGCGCACGATGTTGGAAAGCGGCGATCCGGCGCAAATCGCCGAGTTCGAGACGCAGCTCGCGTGCCGGTATCACGAAGTGGCGACCACCGATGTCGATCTCTCGGTGCTGGAGCGGCAGTCCGTCGCGTCGGATTGGAATCGGCTTGCCGGTGCACCGGCCGTGATCGGCATCGACCTATCCCGCGGCGGCTACGGCGCGCAGCTCGATCTCACCACTATGTGCATCATGGTTGTGGATGGCGACGTAATCCGTGCGCGAAATGTGTCGTGGTGGGCTGGCACCGACATTGCCAAGGACGAGAAGCGCTGCAAAAACCCGCTCGGCGCGTGGGTGGAGCAAGGCCACCTACGCAAGATGCCAGGGGAATGGCAAGACATGGCCGTGGTCGAGGCCGAGCTTGAGCACCTCATTTCGCGGTTTGACGTGCGGAAGATCGGCGTTGATCCGCACCCGTCGCAGGCGCGCGACGTGCGCCGGTGGATGGATCGCGGCTGGCCGATCTATCCCATCGACCAAGGGATTCGCACGATGGCACCGGCGTGGAAGCTGTGGGGCGACCTCCTGAAATCGAAACAGCTCTTCTACGAACCCGATCCGGTGCTCCGCTCGGCGCTCAACGCGGTGCGAATCGTGTGCGACAACGTGGGAAACAAGCGGCCGGTGAAGGGGAAATCGTCGGCCAACACCGATGCCGTGGTGGCGGGAAACATGGCCGCGCTCCTCATGGAGCACCACCACGTGCGCGAGGCCACCGGCCTGGCATCGAGCTCGTGTCCCATTGGCTAATTAGCGTTCGTATGGAGTTTCACTATTCGGGGTTGACGAGCCGAGGCGAATGTGTTCCCTCCGTGCGTGGGCTTCCTCTCACGCATCCTCGGGTTCCAGTCTGCCGTAGTTGTCTACGCGCAGCCGAACCAGTACGTGACCAATGTGGATCCGTACGAGATCCCAGCGGTGGTGCGCGCGACGCAGCTTCTATCCACCGACGTGGCGCGCCTGCCGGTGCGCGTCGAGACAGAAGACGGCACCCCGGTTGCTTCGCCGATTGTGGATCTCCTCACCCGGGAGGCGAGCCGGTGGCAGACGGGATTCGACTTCCGCCGCTACCTCACCGCGCAGGCGCTCTCCACGGGTAACGGCATCGCGCTGATCCGGCGCGACAACCGTGGAGAGGTGGTCGAGCTCACCCCCATCGCGGCCGGGATGACCACCGCGCTCATTGACGATGACGGCGTGCATTACAAGATCGCCGGTGCCATGCTTGAGGCCGATCAAGTGTTGCACGTCGGGTGCTACCCCAACATCCGCAACCCGGCGTGGTACCGCTCCCCCATCGACAGCTGCACGGCCGCGTTCGCGCTGGCCGCTGACGAGAACGCCGCGCACGCTGGCCTCGTGAAGACCGGCAGCACCGGCAAGGTGGCCATTTCGCACCCCGGCGCGATGTCGGATCAGACTGTGGCCGCGATCCGCGACGCGTGGCAGAACATCCACGCGACCGCTGACGGTGCCTCGCGGCCGCTGATTCTTCGCGAGGGGATGAAGGCCGAGAAGCTGTCGCAGGAAACGGCATCGACCATGATCGAGAGCCGCCGGTTCTCGATTCAGGAAGTGGCTCGCGCCTTCGGCATCCCCCCCGAGATGCTGTACCAGCAGGGTGGTGGCGCGCTGAGTTCGCAGGCTGAAACGATGCGTGCGTATCAGGAGGGTGGGATCCTGCAATGGGTTCGCGCGTGGGAATCGGAGCTCACGCGCAAGCTCCTCCCCCCCGGCCAGTTCCTGCGGTTCGACGTTGACGCGCTCATGCTCGGCAATTTCGTGGATCGCACCGACGCGTTTCAGAAGGCCGTGATGTCGGGAATCATGTCGCCGAACGAAGCGCGCGTGCGCCTCGGCCTACCGCCGCTCTCCGGCCTCGATGATCCGAAGCCGCTGATGCCAGGAGCCGCGAGCGCCGTGTCCAACGTTGACACGGCCAACGACATCGCCAACGAAACGGGGGACGATCTTGCGAATTGAACGCCGCGAAGTGCCTTTCGACGTTGACACCGACGGGAACGCCATTGGCGGCTACGCGGCCGTCTACGACGCCGAGAGCAACCCGATTCGGGATCCGAACCTCAATGGCGGCAAGCCGTTTACCGAGCTCGTGGAAGACGGCGCGTTCGATGATTCGCTCGCCGACTCGAACGTGCAGCTCCTTGTGCAGCACGATCCCTCGAAGCTTGTCGCCGACACGCGCTCCGGCCTCATGCGCCTCCGCTCCGACGATAAGGGGCTCGCGTTCGACGTGACGCTGCCGGATACCACCCTTGCCGCCGACACTCGCGCGCTCGTGCGCGCTGGAGTGCTGCGCGAAATGTCATTTGGTTTCTACGCGCGCGCGGATCGCTGGAGCGGTTCGCGGCGCACCCTCACGCGCGTTGACTTGAGGGAAGTGAGCATTGTTTCCGCAGGCGCATATTCGCAAACGAGCGCCGAAGCAAGAACCCTGCAGCGCATCAGCGCCGCGATCCGTTTGCGATTGAGGACTACCCCATGAAGCTGACCGAAATGTACGCGAAGCGCGACGCGCTCACCGCCGAACGTGATGCCATTCTCGCCTCTAACGCCATGACCGCCGAGCAGGAAGCGCGCGGGATGACCGTCGCCAACGAGCTCGACGTGCTCCTGCCGCAGATCCGCAAGGCTCAGTTCGCCGAGCGCGTCGCCACGCAGGCCGCAGTCTCCGGCATCGACAGCGCCTCCGAGGAGCGCTCCACCGAGCAGCGCGCCACCACGCGCTACCGCGACCAGTTTAACGCGTACGTCCGCGGCCAGGGTCCGGCTCCCGAGCTGCGCGAAGTGAACACCGTCACCGGCTCCGGCATCCTCATCCCGAAGATCTACGAAGACGGGATCCTGAAGTACCTGATGGCGAACACCGTCGTGCGTAACCTTGCTGACATCCGCACCGGCGTGCAGGGCTACCCCACGGTTCGCTGGAACACGCTGGAGCCGAGCAGCTTCACTAACGCGTGGACGGGTACGGACACCGGCGGCACGTCCAACGCCAACGATTCGTCGGCTACCTCGACCGATCCCGGGTTCGCCGAGAAGGCGTTCGCGCCGCAGCCGGTGCTCCCGTTCACCACGGTGAGCCGCCAGTCCCTCATCCAGTCCAATTTCGATGTCGAGGCCGAGGTGGTGGACACCCTGCAGCGCCAGCTCGCCAAGAACCTTGAATGGGGCTACGTCGCTGGTAACGGTTACACCGCCACCACAAAGCAGCCCACCGGCATCTTTAAGCTGAACAGCGACTGTCAGCAGGTTGACGCTGGTACGGCCGCTACCGGCCTCACCCGGCAGAAGCAGCTCGACAAAGCCGTGACCGTGGCGAACCTCCTCGCCATGCGTTACAACAAGCTCTCCGCGGCCTACTGGAATTCGCCGAATACGTGCTGGATTATGCCGCAGGACGTGTACGCGGCCGTGAGCTCCCTCACTAGCGGCATCACGAATAGCGTGGTGCCGATCTTCGCGCCGAGCTCCGACTATCAGGCGCTCCCGAACGCGGCTCCCATGACGCTCTTCGGCCTGCCGATCTACGTCACGGAGTACGTGAGCACCGACCTCACCGCGAGCGCCTCGCAATGCATGGCCGTGCTCGGCAACATCACCGACGCGTACTCGATCCGCGAATGGGGTGGCATGACGATGATCCGCGACGAGATCTCGGCAGCCTCCACCGCGCGCATCAAGTTCTTTGCGATGGCGTTCGCGCAGGGTGCCGTCACCCGCTCGAAGGCGCTCGTGCAGCTCAAGGTAACCAACGGCGCAAGCTGATTCGATCCTCCCCATCCGCCGGGGTGGTGGGCTTTCGAGCTCACCACCCCGGGAGGGTTTCCGATGCCTGACTCATTCGACCTCTCGGCTCAAGCTCTTTCCGAGATTCGCACGTGGGCTCGCATCGCGCATACGTTCGATGACGCGGCTATCCAGCTGGCGTACTCCGCGGCCGTGGTGGAGCTCGAAGCGCGCACCGGCTGGTGCTACGTATCCGTGCAGCGCACGCAGTACGTGGCACGCGAGCCGGTAGACGATGCGGTGCGTGCTCCGTACATCTCCTACGTGCAGCCGACGGCCTCCAGGCTGATTCGGTTGGCGCGTCAACCGGCTACGGCGTGCACCGGCGTGGACGGCAACGGCGCCTCGATCACGATCACGCTCGTGGAGGTGGACGGCATCAAGTTTGCGAAGGTGGTCACCGGCCTTGTCTACCCGCTCACGCTCACGGTGACCGCGGGTACCGGCACGCTGGATCCGCTCCTCAAGCTCGCGCTGATGCAGCGCGTGGTGCAGCACGTGCAGAGCCGTGGCGATGACACGATGGCGCTCTCCTCCGACTACTGGGACAACATCACCCGGATGGTCGGGAAGGGGATCGGCTGATGCCTTCCCATATCCCTACCGGGATGCTGCGACTGTACGTGGTGCTCCAGGCACCCACGGTGACGCAGGACGCCTACGGCCAAGCCTCCACGTCGTGGCTCAACGTGGCTGGCCTGCGCGCGCACGTGGACGGCGCGCGCGAAGCCGAGACAATGTACGAAGGCGGCATTGCCACGCGCTCCGATTACACGTTCATCACCGGCTGGTATCCGAACGTCACTACCCAGCACCGGCTGAAGTGGACGGATCAAGGCCGCGACCGCATATTCAATATCCGCGCGTGCTGGGATCGAGATCAGCGCCAGCGCCGTTTGCAGATTGAGGCCACGGAGGTGCTGCCGTGACCGCCACCAATGTCACCATGACCGCGCAGCTCGATGCCAAGGAGCTGCGCGCCGCTCTCAAAGGACTCCCGCCGAAGGTGCAGCAAAGCGTGCTGAAGAGCGGGATGCGCAAGGCGCTCACGCCGCTCCGCAACGAGCTGCGGAGCGCGTGGAAGGCCGCACGATTCAAGGGTAAGGATCCGCACCGGCAGGCCATTGCGTCGGCCACTACGGTGGACGTGCGCCGCGGCGGAGGCGGCGCGAAGGCGCCGATTGTTGCGCGCGTCGGCGTGAAGTACGGCCACGGCGGCGGAGCAAAGGCCAACGGACGGCAGAAGATATGGCACCTCCTTGAAGCCGGATTCTCTCGGTTTCAGAAGGGTGAGAACGCCACCAAGGCGTACGCCAACTACGTCAACAAGGACGAGCGCCGCGGGTACCAGCAGTACGTGAAGGTGAATCGCGCCGCGATATGGCAGAAGGTGCCGAAGGCCGACCGCGGCAAGGCGCTGCGCGCCATGTTTGCCGACGCGCGCGCCAAGTTCCCGACGTTCGTCGAGGAACGCAAGGCGCGCGCCGAGCGCAGGAAGACCGCCACGCGCTCCAGCGTTCCCGGCAAGTGGATCTCGAAGGCCGTGGTGCAGCGCAGTCTCCGCGCGTACATGGAGCGCGTGCGGAATGCGTGCCTAGCCGCTGCCGCGCAGGCGCTGGGGGGTAAGAAGTGACCACCCCAAATCCCACAATCGCGCGCATGGTGAAGGAGATCTACGGCTACGTGGCCGCGAACAACATCAACGGCGTGCTTCTGTCACCCCATTGGAGGATCCAAGGGGATGCCATGCCGGTGGTGGTCTATGAGCTTGTCGGCGCCGATTGGGTGTTCATCACCCAGGGACGCACCCCGATGGCAACGATCACCATGCAATTCAGCTGCATTGCAGCCGAGCTCGCCGACGCGCTGGACTTGGCCGACGATGTTGCCAACCTCGTGAGCACCCGCCGCACCCGTAATGGCGTCACGTTTTGCGCCGAATCCGTTTCTTACCGCGCCTCCGATGCCGTTCCCGACGATGGATCCGGCGACCGCGAGCGCACCATGACCGTCACCACCGTTCTACACGTCGAGGACTCCAACTAATGGCACGCACCTACATCTACACCCCCGGCATCGGCGGCACGCTCTATATCAGCACCGCAGACGGAGCAGCTCAGGGAGCAACCACCACCGCAGTACCTGTGCAGAATGTCACCATCGACTTCAGCCGCGGCGAAATCGACGTGACGCAGACCAACGACAGCTACGTGGTAGCCATGGCCGGACGAATCACCAGAAAGGTGAGCTGCACCATGCTGGTGACCGCTGGCGCGGAAACGTTCCTCGGCCACGTGATGTCCAGCACCACCGGCCAGCGTTTCTCCCTCAAGTTCAACGACGGCAACGACACCGAGACATTCATCCAGCACCTCATGTGCACCTCGGCCTCGCGCTCGTATGACAACAGCGGCGCGGCCACGATTTCATTCCAGTTCACCGAGGCCGTCGCCAAGTAATCCCATGCCGCTCCCAGCAAACGCATTCAACGACGGGTGGCGCAAGGCCACTATCCCCGGCATCGGCGAGATCGAGGTGCGCCGCGCGCTGATGCGCGACATGGCCTCGGCGCCGCATGATCGCTACTGGTGGATCCGGTGCGCAAGATGCCTTGACGGAACGCCGCTCCTCGAACCCGGCACCAGCGCCGAGGAGCTGCGCGCCGATGTCGGGAATGCCATCATCGAGGAGGTGATGGCCGACCGTTTTACACAAGCGCAGAGCGGCGACTGTGGCGAATTGCCTCTCCCGAGCTGCGCATGACGATGCCGATTGGCCTGATGGCGGAAACAACAACCGAGGAGCGCATCGAACGGCTCCTCCTCACCCTGGCGTGCGTGCTGACGAAGCAACCAGCTCATAAGGTGGCACCGTGGCTAATGACCTGAAAGCAGTAGTTCAGATCTCGGCAAACACCGACGGCCTCATCAAAGGCGTGGACGGTGCGCTACAGAAGATCGACGCCATGTCGAGAAACACCTCGACCATGGCCGGGATCATGTCGGCCGAGAAGCTCATCGGCCTTGCGAAGCAAATGTGGAGCGCCGTGAACGAGCGCTCGGAGTATTTCGGCAAGCTCGCGCAGACGTATTCCCCCGAGGCCATGCAGGCCACGGCGCAGGCCGCGGTGGCGCAGATGAAGGCCGATCAACGGGTGGGCGTGGCCATGGGTCCGGCAGAAGCCGGGATACAAAATATGAAAGCCGAAAACGCCGCACGGCAGGCCGACCGAATGGTCAACAACGCCGATGCCATTAACGGAGGCCGCATCCAGCTGGCGGCAGATCAGGAGCAGCTCTCGAACGCGTACAACGGCGTGATCGACGGCATCCTGCAAACCTTTTCCCCCAACAACGACAAAGAGCTCTTCTACAGCATCGGCGAATCGTTTGGCCAAGCGACCGGCTCCACCGACATGCTCGCCGACGCGCTCACGCCGGTGGTTTCGTGGTTGGATGAAATCGCTTCCAAAATCGGAGGCGACTAATGGGAGCTCTGAAGACGATCCGCCACCGCTCCTCGCAGAATTACCGCGTCGGTAAACCGGGACAGCCGTTGTGTCTCACCGAGGTGTATATCGTCACGTGGGTGCCGACCGGCACCGAAACGATGGCCAGCTACCCCGGCGACGGTGCTGTCATTGCGTCGGCCTCGAATCCCGTCACTACGACGTACCCCGTGCGCGTTCCGAAGGTGCAGGAGCGCTACCCCGGGTGCGATCCAAACCTCATGTGGCTGGTGGTTGAGTCTGTCGATTGGAAGCCGAACACGCAGGCGCAGTATTCGTGGACGGTTACTGTCGAATGGGAATCGCGGCTGGAGTTCATCTACAGCGACGCCACGGCCGAGCCGCTGCCGTGGACGCGAATCACGCGCACGTGCAAGCTGCGGCAAATGCAGGCGTGGAGATTGAGTGCACCTATTCCCACAAACCTTGCCAGCTACTCGTGGCCTCCTACGACAGACATCGGCGGCACCAAAGTGGATATCCACGGCGCACCCATCGTGCGCCAGGTGCCTCAGCAGGAAATCGTGTGCGAGTGGTACTACGATCGCACGTACTCGACCGATGAAAACGGTGACCTTGCACCGGAGCCGTCGGCGCTCGTCACCGGCTGGCTCGGCCTCCGCAATTCGGAAAAGTTTCTCGGAATGGACAAGGGCTACGTAGTGTGCACCGGTCTATCCCTCTCGCCGGTGAACAATCAGATTTACATCGCGCAGGCGCGTTTCCTCTTCGATTGGCTCGGCCATTACGAGCAGCGGTGCGCGCCAAATACCGGCGGCGCCAACTTCCTCACGCAGACCACCAATTTCATCGGCGTGCCGAATATGCAAGCCTCGAAAGTGGGATGGTTTCAGCCGTTCAACGAAACCTACGATCTCACCAAGATGTTCCCGGAAAAGGTGTACCAAGCGTTCACCACGGCGCTCCCCGCATACAACACCTCGTGTGCCGTTGGTGGCCGAAATCTCACCGGCCGGAACCCCGACTTCACCAAGTACCCGGGAGCCTCGTGAGTCACCAGCGGCCTATCTTCACCACCGGCCTGTACGGCAAGGCGAACCACGTCGTGATGAACGGCATGGTGGAGGCCGTGGAAACGGTAGGGGATTACCGCGGCGCGCTCGAATGGGCTCGACAGCAGCTCGCCGAAGATCCGCAAACCATGCGGAGCTTCCCGGCCGTGCTCTCTTCGGCGGCATCCATGGGTGCTGGCACGTACCGCTGGACGTACTCCGGCTCGCGTGCCGTGTTCCTGTCGAGCGGCTCTCCTCAGGTGGAATCCATCAACGACAGCACGGACGGATTCTCGGGTGCCTACAACCTCCGCGAGCTATTCAATCAGACGAACCCGGTAGACGGCATGAATCCAACGGTGAACCCGGAGGTGACGGTTGGGCCTGTCGGCGCCAGCTACACATCCACGAACACCTGGAGCGTTACATCGTTGAAGGCCGTCGTCATCATGTACGTGACCCTCGATAAGCAGGGGAACGTGTTCCGATTCTTCGACCGACCGAACCCAGTTCGGTGCAAGGAGTGACACCATGTATCACGGAATGATGGGTAACGCGACGGTGCTCGGTGGAGAAGCAGGCAGCTCCGGGTTCATCGGCGTGAACCTTAATTTCGGCACGCTAGATGGCGTTTCCGCAATGGAAATTTCCCCGCATTGGGCTAACGACGCAGGCGGTTCCTCGGTGAAAGCGGAGGCCAACAACGTTTCGCTTTCGCAGCTCACGAGCGGTGCCACTATCACGATCGTGGCCGTTCCCGCATCGGGAAACACCCCGACTATTTATTATTCCGTCAACAACGGTGCCACCGTCACCTATTCGGGTGGGTTCTCGGTGACTGCATCGGACTACCTGAAGATCGGCGCAGCGCCACCGGCTGGCCTTGACGGCTATGGCACCTTCGTGGTGAAGGCAAACGGTACGGCCGTCGGGAACATCGACTACTACTGGAGCTCCGAAGGGTGAAACTTGCCGCGGCCGTGCTCCCGCTCGCGCTCGCCGGTTGCGCCTCCCATACGGCGCAGATTGCGGCATCGGCGAACGACGTGCGCGCGGCCGCGACATCGGCACGCGCTCACCTTGACGCGGCCAGCGCGAAGCTGGAGCTTGTCGAGGCCGCGGCCGCGAACGTCACGGTGCAAGTGGGATACGTTTCCGACGATTCTTCCCCCATCGTTGAAAGTCTCCGCTACGGTTCCTACATCGCTGGCGCGCTCGTCATTGCCAGCGTGGTCTATTTCCTTAAATCCAAAATCTGACCATGACCACCACCCAGCTCACCGTTTGGTTCGGCACGCTACTGGCCGTGTTTTTCATGGCCGGATGCACCATCGGATATTCGTTCCACCGCGCCAAGGCGCAGAAGGTCTCCCATGCTCGCAAATCTCCTCGTCGCTGACTTTTCGGACACCCTGGGCGGATTGTGGTTTGGGCTCGCCATGGCTGGCGCTGGCCTCATCGCCGGGTTCGTCACCTGCAACCGCTCGAAGAAGTGATGCAGCGCCGTTGTAATTGTTCCCCGCAAAGCAACGCGACCGACTGCACGGCGTCGTATCCGTCGCCGTTGGCCGGTTGCACCAAGCCGAAATGGCGCGTGTCGTGCTACGCGTACGGAATGAAGGGCGTGGTTTGGGGATCCGGCCAGCACGGATTCTCCGACGGTGGTTGCCTTGATTGTTTCAAAGGCCAATGCGTACTGAGCACATTCAACGAAGGGTGGGTGGATGCGCCGGATGGGTACGCCGAAGGCCAATGCATCACCGCGAGCACGATTTCGGATATGTGCGTCAAATACGCGCAGGGCGCCGCAGTCCAACCGTCGTACGACGGCTATCACGTCATCGACTTCACCGACGTGCCGCTACAGGGCTCGAACGTGGTGTACGACGATCAGAGCGACGTGACGTACATCACCAGCGTGGTGAGATGTCTGCCATTTGACGGGTGTGCCAATTCAGGCCAAGCCGGAAAGTTCACCACCGTCACGGTCAGCTTCGAGTTCACGCACACGTTTAACGGTTGGAGTTACGGTCCTGATCCCATTACAGGGAATTGCGAATACACCCGCTATCCCGACACATTCAACCAAACATGGACGGCGATATACCAGCGGCGGCTACTCACCACCGAATACTTGGCCTCCGGCTCCTACGTGCTGGTGCGTGTCATTCCGCCTATCGGTGGAGATTCCGGCGCCATCTATGCCGGGTGTCTTACCTCACCATGTCCGACGCCTGCGAAATACTTCCCGCTCGAATACTGCGCGCCGAGTTACCTCGCCGACGTTGACTATCAAGGAAACGCATTCCCATGGACACCACCCAAGACTCTCAGCCTCACCCGCATTTGCTGAAGCGCGTTTCGTTTCAGTTCCAAGGCGAGCGCCGCACCCGGTGCTTCCGAGTGCTCAATGGCGAACTCGCGCCGGTTGAGTGTCCACCGGCACCGCCGCCGCCTCCTGGCATCGGCGACGCGGTGGCCGCGGCGACCAGCGCCGCCGGTATCAAACCGTGCGGCGCGTGCAAGCTGCGGCAGGCCGCGCTCAACCGGCTCACGCCGGGGTGGTTGCGGCGCGTACTTGGGGGACTATTCCGGTAGCAACGCGGCGCGAACGCGCTACACTCCGGTGATGCATCCGGGAATTCGCACCGCCATGGAACGTCGTGACGCCAACCGCGGGGAGTGGTGGCTGGCACGCAAGGACACCGATCCGCCGGGGAAATGGACACTCACGGCCGATCCGGCTGGGGACTGGGACTGGCGATTCAAGGTGGGATCCAGTAAATCCCGAGCGGTGGCACGGTTACGCGCTGCGGCCGAACGCGAAGCAGAGCGCAAGCGGAAAGCGCGCGCCGAGGCCGAGTTACAGGCCGCGGCTAAACACACAAAAATCCGTGTTACGGCGCAGGGAAAAGTGCTTGAAATTCGCCGCATCGTCGATAGTATCCGCACACGGAGTGCGGAGTGCCAGTTCGGTGACGGTGCTGATAAGTAATTAGGCGTTTAACATATCGCATTTTACATAACACGAATAAGCGTCAATAACCGAACCTCCGCTCTCCTCGTGATGAGGAGCTGCGACGATGGAAAGTGCAAACAAGCCGAGCGCACGGAAGCTCGGACGGCCGAGCGTTCACCTTGAGCAGGCGCTGGCGGTAAGAATCTCGGTATCGGTTTATGAGCGCCTCGCGCTCTCGGCAACGTCCGCTCGGCGCACCATGCGCCAGCAGGCCGATTACCTGATTACCCTCCAGCTCGACCGGCTGGATGCGGCCTCCCTCGAAACGCGGGAGGGTGGCCGATGAGCGCTCTCGCAACCAACGTGACCACGCGCACCGGCCTCACGCCGGTGGAGCGCGTCGAAGCAAACGCGAAGATGGTCAAGGCGCTCGCGCCGGTGGTGCGCGAGGCGTACATCCTGAAGCTGCAAGGCCGGGACTATCTCACCGTGGCGGGGTGCCAAATCATCGCCTCCGGCCTCGGCTACACCACCGGCACGGCCTCCCTGCAGTACGTCCCTGGAGTCGACGGCCTCGCCGGTTCGTGGCGAGCCTCGGTGGAGGTGATGGACGAATCCGGCCGGGTGGTGGGTGCCGGTGTCTCCAGCGTGTTCGATGACGAACGGCCGTGGAACACCCGGCCGCAGTTTGCGCGCCAAGGCATGGCGCAAACCCGCGCCACCGGCCGCGCTCTCAAGGGGGTGATGGGTTACGCCTTCGCGCTCCTCGGCGTCGAGAGCGCGTTCGCCGAGGAGATGCCTCACGAAGCCTCCACGATGCCGCAGGAGGCGTCCGCGCCAGTACGACGGATCGCGGCACCTCCTGCGGCTCCGGCGGCTCCTAAGGCAATTCCGGCGGCATCCGTTCCCGCCGGTGGCCAGCGCATCACCGGCGTATGCGCCGGGGTGGAGAAGAAGGTGGCGAAGAGCGGGAAGGCGTTCTTCCGCATCGGCCTCGAAACGGCCAACGGCGAGGAGTGGTTCACCTCGTTCGATCCGGTTGCAGACTGCACCGGAAAGTCTGTCGCCGTCATCCTCAAGCCGTACAAGGACGACATGGTGGTCGCCGCGATCCATGAGATCGAGCCGATCGGCCGCAGCGCTCCCGACGCGGAGGTGCCGTTCTAATGCCAGCGACCGAATCCATGCACACCGTGGTGGTGCTCGACGCGCAGGAGTGCTACGTGGCGCAGCAGATTGGCCGGTTCCGCGCCAAGCTCCGGCGGGGTGACTTTAAACCCCGTTTCGGCAATTTGGCCGCGCCGCTCGATCCGATTGAGGCGTTTACCGAGGGGATGGCCTCGGAGCTGGCCGTGGCGCGCGTACTCAACGTCGCGCCACGGCTGGGGGACTTCATGCGGGGAAGCGCCGATATGCGCCTCGAAGGGATGGAAATCGAGGTGAAGCGCGTGCGCTACGCCGATGCGCCGTTACGGGTGAACGTCGAGCACATTGACGAAGCCGACGTATTCGTGCTGGTAACGGGGAGCCTCCCCGAGTTCCGCATCGTCGGGTGCGTTTCCCGGCGGCGGCTCAAGGCGCACGGCAGGCTGGCCACGGTGCCGAGCGGCGAGGTGTTTGAAATGGCGCAGGCCGAGCTGTCTCCCATTGAAATGCTGCGGGGGGTGGCCGAATGATGACCGGCGACGTATGGCGGGTGCCAGGGCTCAAGCCGGTCGACCGGCTGGTGCTCCTCGCGCTCGTGGATTACGGCACGCGCGCCTTCCCGAAGCAGGAGACGCTCGCGGCCAAGTGCGGCCTATCCCGGTGCGCCGTTTGCCGTTCGGTGGCGCGCCTGCGGAAGCTGGGGCTCATCACCACGAAGGGCTCCGGGAAGGCGCTCCGCTACGTGGTTGCGACGCCGAAGCCTGCCGCTCAACCGCGCACCAACTGTAGCCCACAGCTACAGCAGGTGTGCTCCACGGCTACAGCAGCTGTAGCTAATAGCTACAGGGATCCTAACTACCCCAATGAACTACCCCACCTACCGGCGGCGGCACCTAGCGGTGCCACCGGGTGGGGGGTTTCTATCGAAACATGGGAACGGATCCTCGTGCGAGATCCGCGCGCCTACTTCGAGGGGACGCGCAACGTGGTGCAACGCGTGCTCCGGGAGCACAAGCTCTCCGAGGCCGACGCCATTGGCGCGTGGCGGCTCCTCCTCGAAGCATGGGCGCGCACCGGCACGAACGCCTACGACATCCTGAAGCAGCACCTCGGCCAGCTCGAAGGATCCCGGGACGTTGGCCGGGTGGTGCTCCACCGGATTCGGGGGGTGGCATGATCGAGCTCCCCCAATGGCTCCTTCGTCCTGAGCGCGAGCGCATCGAATCCGCGCGCAAGCTGGCCGCTACGGCCGGATCCGATGCCGTGTTCTCGGTGGAGCAGCTCGTGGCCATGCTCGTGCAGGCGTGGGAGCACAGCCACACCCAGGCCGCAGAGCACCGAGCCGAGCGCGACCGGCTGGAGAAGCTCGTGGTGCGCCTCGGCGGCGGGTTTGACCGCCGCGGCCTTGACACCGAGCCGCGCGGTTTCATGGTGCAGCACGGCATCCACACCGTGGTGGAAGACGCGCCATGAAGAAAGCAGTTTGCAGGACTGATTTAGGACGGCTCACCAAAAAGCTCTTAGAACAGCAGCAGGTCATCGAACGCCTCACCATTGAGCGCGACAAGGCTAGGCGGGAGTTATGCCACGAGATATTCACTAACGGTGGACTCCGACCAAGCGAATACGCGAGACATCGCGGCTGGGACTGCTTTGCACAGGAGAATGCACCATGAACGATCCGAGTGGCGTCGGCGCGGGTGCCGGTGGTTGTTCCACCGGCGCCCGAAGCCGCCGGAAAGGGAAGCACGGCGAGCTGGAAGCCTGCCGGGAGCTCGAAGCCGTCACCCGGGTGAAATGGCGACGCACGGCGCAGCGCTGGGGAAAGGCGAAGGCCGACGTGGAGCCTGCCGACGGGGGGATCGGGATCCACGTCGAAGTGAAGCGCTACGGCGCTGGCCTCACGTGGTGGAATCGGCGCGCCGAGCGCCAAGTGCTTTGCCTCGCCGGTGAAACGTATTTCGCGCAGCTGCGGCACCTGAAGCTCGTTTCGGAGCAGCTCCAGCTCCCCGAGCTCGCGCCGCGCTGCGCGCTCGCCGAGCGCTGGCTAACGCAGGCAACCCGGGACGCGGAACCTGGAATCGTGCCGCTCGTCGTTTGCCGTACCGACGATGCCGAATGGCTGGTGGCGTGGCACTACCGGGACGATGACCGGCTGACGGCCATTCTGCGGGAGGTGGTTCGATGAAGCGTTACCGTTTCACGGGTGGTCTCGGGAAGGCCATTTCGCTCCTCAACACCGAGCGCTCGCGTGGGGGTTCATGGACGCGCACGGCCAAGGCGTTCAAGGCCGTGCACCTCCAATGCGCCAAGTGCGGCGCGGTGGCCGAGCTGGAGTGCGATCACATCAAGCCGCTGCACCGTGGTGGTACTGACGATTGGACCAACCTTCAGAGCTTGTGCCGCAGCTGTCACTCGGAGAAGTCTGCGCGGGAGCGCGAGTTATGAGTGCTCGCGTGGGTAGGGGGGGTAGGGGGGGGGAGGGGGG